GATTCGTACTGCGTTGCTAACACGTCCTTGGCCTCGTTGCCAATGTCCACACGCCAGTCACCCGCATCGGCAAGTGGCATGTAGTTCATCTTGAACTTGAACTTAGATGTGAGGCTGTCCGCTGTCGGGTACTCGTCCGAGTTAAACAAGTCACCGAGTTTGACCTGCGCTTGGCTGATCTCCCAATCGTATGCTTGCAGAAACACGTTAACCTGACGCTCGTACTCCGCTTGCAGGGTAGTCATCTCCCTGTGGTACTTGAAGTATTGGGTCGTGGGCAATAAGCGCAGACCTGTATCTGACCATGGCATTGTCATGGCGTAGTGCACGTTACGTGCATTGGCAGTGAACTTCTGTACCGCATCCAATTCGGCACAGTCACCGAGTAACTTCTTATTGACGTTGGCAACACCCTTCTGCGCAGAGGCTTGGGCGGTTACGTCTTGCGAGGCACGTTTGTCCAGTTTGCGTCCTGTCCATGTGCTGATCGAGAGTTCAACAAGCATTGCTGATGTTGAGATGGATGGTGTGTTCGTAGGAACTACGTTGACCAGAGTATTAGAAGCGTTCATGATGTTTATCCTAAGTTGTTTACAGTCATTTAAATAGTTAGGCGGTGCCTAACACGTTTTTACTTTCGCTTTATCGAGCAGATGAATTCCCACTCGATACATATATTGTACCACAGTATGATACGTATGTCAAGGATTTGATACAATCCGATAGTCAGTATGGTCGCCAGTAAAGCAAGTCGAGCATGAGCACGATCACTGCCACCAACAACACCGCACGTTCGAACTTCTCCCACGTTGTTAGCATGTCTCGTCTCCCTGTGCGTCATGTTCCTGTGCCTTGGCCTCGTGCCATGCCCACTCGTTTGTGTGATGCTTACGCACCACGTGCCTTGCGTCCGGCTTGCTGGCAAACCATCGGCTAAGTCGTTGGGGCTCGTACCCCTCGGACTCGTCTTGTAATAACAAGTCAGTCATTGCGTTCCTCCAATATCAACTTCATCATGGCCTTCTGCATCTCTATGTCCACGGGCGGTCTGATCTCATCCAATATGGCCAATGAACGTGGCGGTTTGAACTCCATGCCCACGGGCACATGCAGAAAGATGTTATTGGCAATCAAGGCATCGTACTGTCGCCATGCCTCGCACACAGGGCAACCATCTTCGTGCTCGGGGCAACGCTCGCCCCAATAGAACTGAATGGCTTCATGCACAGGGTTGTTATCAGGTGCAGTGTTCGTGTTGATTTCTAAGTCAGTCATCTGATTCCTCCGTATCTTCTTCGCGGGGCTTGGCGTAGAACGTGATGACCACGTTCCCGTCTACTCCGTCCATCTGCCAGTTGGTGTGGCCAAATAAGTTTTGGCAATACTCGTCGAGTAAGTCACTGTTCATATCACCCCCTAAGTTGTTTCTGATTGGTTTGCTTGAGTGCGACTGATGCACTGGCCGTTGTGATGAACTGATAGTTGCCCTTGCCGTATTCCTGCGCAATGCACCACCCTTTGCGTTCCTCACGTGCTACGTCCTCACCGCACATCAAGCAGATGTGATAACCTGCATTGGCACGTTTGGCAGAGTACGCATCACCGCACATGTTGCAGATCGGCTTGAGCCGTCGATTGTGTCCCATAGTATTACTTTCATGGTTTTGTTAGGCAGTGCCTAACTTGGTTACTGGGTTTGTTAGTTCACTAGGCGAATTCCTACTGAACAACCTATAGTATAGCACAAAACGTATCGTATGTCAAGTGTTTGTGACTGATTATAGCGAGATGTATCGGATAGTATAAGTTCCTATAAAGTTCTTTATGGGGGTCGTGCAAGTGCTTGATTTGATTCATGAGTTCGGTTGTTTATTGTAGGGTCGCCTATACACCCCCCCCCCCAAATTGCTTGTGCCCCCTCGGTCAAGCGCGAACTTTACCAAGAACTTTTGGGGGGAAAATAATTTTACCCTTCGGACTACCCGACCCTAAAAAGAACTTTATAAAACTAATAAGATTAGATAAGATAATACACTATTGCATAGGAAAGAAACAATCTGTTATGCAACGCCTAACAATGATCTGCCACGAAAATATAAAGTACGCGCCTAGTGCGAACTTTATAAGAACTTTATAAGAACTTTATGCAAAAAAAGAACTTTCAAACATGCCATAACAACGCAGTAATTTAAATAAAAAGAACTTTACACGGCACACTAAAAAGTTACATTAGAACTTAGTCAATCACGAACTTTAGAACACACGCCACGCCACGCCACGCTACTGTAGAAACTGGCATCGCTTTGTTAGGCGGTGCCTAACAATCCCACCGATCCAGGTTTGGTGTTTCACGCAACACACAGGAACTTCGCACCACGCCACGCTACTGTAGAAACTGGCATCGGGGTGTTAGCCATTGCCTAACAAAGTACCAAAAAATAAGGACAAAAAAAAAGCCCCGCTTTTTAGGGCGGGGCTTGAATTACAAGGCGCTAAAGGCGCTTGAATCATTATCATAAAACCAATCAGTGTAAGAATAAATACTACCCTCACATGATAAGTAGTGTCCGTGTGTGGGTTCATCGACTGTAGATTCTTCTAACCCTGCTTCTTCGAGGGTTTCGAATTCAACAACATCTTCCCATTGCATTTCATCGACAAGGTCTAATTGCATTTCATTTCCTTAAGGGTTAAAAAAACCCTGACCGTTTCCAGTCAGGGTTTTGGGGCTGATCAATTACTTGATCAGGGCTGAAGCACTCTTTAAGTACTTGACCATTTCCGTAGCAGAAAACGTTACCGCTTCTGCTTTCTCGACCTTGTCAATCCAACTTGCCAGATCACGCTTAAGGCGTGTGGCCATGTCAGAAACCTTCTTGGCGCCTCTTTCAGCGTCTGTCATCGTCTCTTCTAATTCCGCCTTTTTAACGTGCTTGATAACACGTGAGAGGCGCGAACCGATCTGTTGGATAATCCAACGTTTCGTTACCTTCTGCTCGTCGCTCATGGCCGTATTAGGCAAAGCAATAATGCTTTGCTCAATCTTAGTGAATGACAGCAAAACAACTTCTGTTTTGAAGTACTTGCGAAATTCCTCATCGCCTTCGAGCATTTCAGCCGTAACGCCTTCAGCACGTAAGCCGTCCGCGACTTTCACCCACTTCTTTTCAAGCACGCCTTCAGCTTTCAATACGCTGACGGTGTCAGCAATAGCTGACTGAGACAATTTAACTGCTTTCATTTTGTGTCCTTTCGAGACATGTATCAGTTAAGCGCGCTTCTTATGTCCGCATTGCTTAACCGATGACTGAACTGTACGCCTGTTGACTTGTCATGTCAAGGGTAAACGTATCGATTCATATCAGATCATATTGTTTTGTTAGGCGTCGCCTAACAATGGGCGGGGTTAACTTGCCGAATCGGGTTATGGCGTGACCCACCCATGGGGCACCCCCCGCTGTGTAGTTAGGAGTCCCGTGGCTGTCGTAGGTATACTATTACAGACGAACGATTCCCACCCAGACCAAATCCAACCCCGCAACTTACCTTAACTCTGCAGCAAAGCTGACGTGACATAACACACCATAACATACTACCCCCTATGTTGTTACAGGTACATCTCGGCGACCCACCCTTCCATATACAGAAACACCCCCCGTCATCTTTTTAAGTACCCCCCATTGCAAAAAATTTTGTTCTGTGTGTATACTGGTGCATCGGTCACTAAGACTTGCGAAAAATATGGAACTCGAATTGATGCCCGAACTGGGTATTGAGATCACGCCTGACATGGCGTATGTCGACCTGCGGGAGCGGGCCGAGGCTGCGTGTCGTTCAATAGAACTGCTGCAAGACTATGGCTTAGAGATTCCTGCTGAAACATCTGAAGACAAAGAAATAGCCGGTGCGTTAACTTCAGCGTATGCGGCCAACCCACAAGCAACGTCGCAAAAAGCCAACAACGTCAATACATCGGCGTTGATGCCCGCTTCTTTGCAGAACATTCGGTCGTACCTAGATGAATATGGCCGCGCAGTAGTCAACCATGCGATTGAGATACGTCATGCAGTGACTAACAGGCTGATCGAGGAGTCGCAGAACCCCGACCCCCGCATCCGAATCCGTGCACTAGAACTTTTAGGTAAAGTATCTGACGTGGGGCTGTTCACCGACAGGACAGAAGTGACGATTACGCACCAGACAACCGACGAATTACGCCTAAAACTGCGTGCAAAACTGCAAAGATTGGTTGCCCAGCCTGAAATTCAGGACGCCGAGGTTGTACTAGAAGGCGACATCATCGATGTGGATGCTGAGTTGGGGCTAAATACGCCAAAAACAGCAGAAAAAGCCGATATTTTGGCTGAAAACACCCATTTTGACGACGATGTTGACCCAAGTTGACACTTTAGATTTTACGGAAGAGGAAATCCGGCTGATGCTGGATAACTTGGACTCGTATTCGCCCGAAGAACAGGCGGAGATCGACAAAATTGCAGACATTCTGGACAGTCGCAAGACTGCCCGTGCATGTTATGACGACCTGATTGAGTTCTGTAAGCACATGCAGCCAGACTACAAGGTAGGTAAGCATCACCGCATACTGGCTGACTTGTTAATGGACATTGCCGAGGGTAAAAAGGACAGGGTATGTGTCAACATGCCACCACGTCACGGCAAATCCCAACTTGTCTCCATTTATTTCCCCGCTTGGTTTATAGGTAAATACCCTAATAAGAAAGTTTTAATGGTGTCCCACACCACAGACCTCGCCGTGGACTTTGGCCGCAAAGTTCGGAACATTATTGACAATGACAAATACAAACAAATATTCCCAACAGTCACCCTTGCAATTGACAGCAAGTCCGCCGGAAGATGGAACACAAACATGGGTGGAGAGTACTTCGCCTGTGGTGTCGGTTCTGCTTTGGCTGGCCGTGGTGCTGATCTCTTGCTTGTCGACGATCCTCATAATGAACAGGACATCATCAATGGAAACTTTGACGTGTTCGATAAAGCCTATGAGTGGTTCACATACGGAGCCCGTACTCGTCTTATGCCGGGAGGACGGGTTGCCATTATTCAAACCAGATGGCACCAAAACGATCTAACAGGGCGCGTTACGGGGGACATGGGTAAGAACGAGGACTCCGACCAGTACGAGGTGGTTGAGTTTCCTGCTATCTTTAATCAGGGGACGGACAACGAGAAACCCCTGTGGCCAGAATTCTTTGACCTTAAAGCACTGTACAGAACCAAGGCTTCGATGCCTACGTTTCAGTGGAACGCGCAGTATCAGCAGAACCCCACATCAGAAGAAGCGTCAGTTGTCAAGCGTGAGTGGTGGAACATCTGGGAACCGGACGACCCACCCCGCTGTGAGTACGTGATCATGAGTCTGGACGCGGCGGCTGAGAGCCATAACCGTGCTGACTTTACCGCGCTCACGACGTGGGGAGTGTTCTTCAACGAGGAAGAAGGATGCCATCACATCATCCTGCTCAACGCCATAAAGAAGCGGATTGAGTTCCCAGAACTTAAGAAGTTAGCACTAGAAGAATACAAAGACTGGGAGCCAGACGCGTTTATCGTGGAGAAGAAGTCCTCGGGGACTGCGCTCTATCAAGAACTGCGCCGGATGGGTATGCCCGTGGGAGAGTACACCCCACACAGGGGTAGCGGGGATAAGTTAGCGCGGTTAAACTCCGTGGCAGACATCGTGGCTTCTAGGCTGTGCTGGGTTCCACAAACCCGCTGGGCTGAGGAAGTTGTGGAAGAGATCGCAGGATTTCCGTTCATGAGCAACGATGACTTGGTGGACTCTGCAGTGATGGCACTCATGAGATTCCGTCAGGGTGGGTTTATCAGACTGCCGTCTGACGAGCCCGATGAAATTAAATACTTTAAGTCACGTCGTCGTGGCGGTTACTACTGAGGATAAATCATGGCAACAAACATAGACAAGAGTCTTTATTCTGCACCGCTGGGCATTGACGCACTAGGTGAAGCCGAGGACGCAATGGAGATTGACATTGTCAATCCAGATATGGTGACCCTCAGTGATGGCAGTGTAGAGATCACACTTGTGCCTGATGATGCCGAGGATGGTGAAGAAGAGTTTAGCGATAACTTGGCGGAGTACATGGATGAGGGAACACTTGCAACACTCGCAGGTGATTTGACTGAGTTGGTTGATACCGACACAGCGTCTCGTAAAGAATGGTCAGACACGTTTGTCAAAGGTCTTGAGGTGCTAGGGTTCCGCTACGAAGAGCGCACCGAGCCTTGGGATGATGCGTGTGGTGTGTACTCTACAGTGTTGGCTGAAGCGGCAATCCGCTTCCAAGCCGAGACAATGAGTGAAACGTTTCCGCCTGCTGGCCCTGTCAAGACTAAGATCATTGGCAAAGTAACTAAGGAGAAAGAAGAAGCCGCTGCTCGTGTCAAGGAAGACATGAACTACCAGTTGACAGATGTCATGGTGGAGTATCGCCCAGAGCATGAGCGCATGCTGTACTCATTGGGACTTGCGGGTTCTGCGTTCAAGAAGGTGTACTACGACCCGTCAATGGGTCGTCAAGTGGCGATTTACATCCCAGCAGAAGATGTCATCGTGCCTTATGGTGCATCAACTATTGAGCAGGCCGAGCGTGTTACGCACGTGATGCGTAAGACAAAGAACGAGATGGATCGCTTGATGGCAAGCGGGTTCTACTGTAAGAAAGACTTGGGCGAGCCGATTGCGTTCCACACAGACATTGAGAAGAAGAAAGCCGAAGAAGGTGGCTACACGCTGACTAACGACGAGCGTTACACACTGCTTGAGATTCATGCGCACTTGTGCATTGATGGTGTGGACGACGAGGAAGACGACTTAGCAAAACCATACGTGGTGACTATTGAGCGCGGTACGCAAGAAGTTCTTGCTGTGCGTCGCAACTGGGAACCAGACGATGAGTTGACACGCAAACGTGACCACTTCGTGCACTATGTGTACGTGCCCGGTTTTGGTTTCTATGGCTTGGGTTTGATCCACATCATCGGTGGCTACGCACGCGCCGGAACCGCAATTATTCGCCAATTGGTGGATGCGGGAACACTGTCTAACTTACCCGGTGGCTTGAAGGCACGTGGCCTGCGTGTAAAGGGCGACGATACACCGATCGCACCGGGAGAGTTCCGTGATGTAGACGTACCGTCAGGCGCGATTAAAGACAACATCATGATGCTCCCATACAAGGAGCCTAGCCAGACACTGCTTGCGTTGCTGCAACGTATTACAGAAGAAGGCCGACGCCTTGGCGCGATCAGTGACATGAACATCAGCGACATGTCTGCTAACGCACCTGTAGGTACAACACTTGCATTGCTTGAGCGCACATTAAAGCCGATGGCCGCTGTACAAGCACGCGTGCACTACGCGATGAAGTTAGAGTTCAAGCTGCTCAAAGAAATCATCGCTGACTACGCGCCGGAAGAGTACACATTCGAGCCAGAGCAAGGCCCCCCACGCGCACGCCGCGAAGACTATAAGACAGTGGACGTCATCCCTGTGTCTGACCCTAACGCGTCAACAATGGCGCAGCGTGTGGTGCAGTATCAAGCGGCGTTCCAGATGTCGGAGAAGGCTCCGCAGATTTATGACTTGCCATACTTGCATCGTCAGATGCTCGAAGTGTTGGGCATCAAGAACGCAGACAAGATCATCCCAATGTCTGATGATCAGAAGCCACGTGACCCCGTGTCTGAAAACATGTCAGCACTTGTGGGCAAACCGATCAAGGCATTTATCTATCAAGATCACGATGCACACATTGCAACGCATACATCGTTCATGCAAGACCCGATGATCGCAGGAACAATCGGACAGAACCCCATGGCACAGCAGATCATGGCTTCACTGCAAGCACACATCGCCGAGCACTTGGGCTTCTCATATCGCAAACAGATCGAAGAGCGCCTTGGTGTACCACTGCCTCCACCAGACGAGCAGTTACCAGAAGACATGGAGGTTCAACTTGCACGTCTTGTTGCAGACGCAGGTAAACAAGTTGCACAGGCTCACCAGCAGCAAGCCGCACAGCAACAAGCCCAGCAGCAAGCGCAAGACCCGCTGTTCCAGTTGGAGCAGGCTAAGGTCAAGATACAAGAGATGGAAGTGTCTCGCAAAGCTGCAAAAGACCAAGCCGATTTACAACTCGCAGGACAAAAACTGCAGTTGGATAAAGATCGTGTCGAGATTGAAGCAATGAAGGAAGGTATGCGGGTAGAAGCCCAGCAAGACCAAGCCAAAGAGCGCCTCCGTCTTGATGCTTTAAAGGTGTTAGCAACACCACAACAACAGCCCAAAATGCCGGGCAGTAGGGAGTAATCCATGGCTAAAACCGTCTATGACGTGCTGATCGCAAAATACGCAGAGGATGTGCTCTCTGCAACACAGTTTCTGGCAAACGGAGGGGCTAAAGACTACTCCGAATACCGGGAAGTGGTGGGTAGGATTCGAGGTCTCCAACTTGCCATGCAAACAACTCAAGACCTTTTGCGTTCTCAGGATGAAGACGATGACAATTGAAGTTCAAAACGCTGTTACCGACGAAGAATTGGAATTACAACTTCCAAAACCCGTCGGCTACAAGTTGCTTATAGCCCTGCCTCAAGTTGAGGAAACAATTGGTGATATGGGAATCATCAAAGCCCAGAAGACAATACATGAGGAAATGCTCATGACTGTGACTGGTTTGGTACTCGATATGGGAGCGCAAGCGTATTCCGACAAAGACCGTTACCCAGATGGGCCATGGTGCAAAGTTGGTGACTACGTGGTGTTCCGCGCTAACTCTGGCACTCGTGTCCGAGTAAGTGGTGTTGAATATCGTCTTATGAACGACGACTCTATTGATGCTGTCGTAGCCGATCCGCGTGGCGTAACGCGTGCTTAAGGAATGAACTATGGCGTACCAACAAGTACAGTTTGAGTTTCCCGATCCCGATAAAGCGGAAGCCGCTGATAAGGGTGTAAAGGAAAAAGCCAATGGTGATTTTGAAATTACCATCGAGGGTCGATCAGACCCTTTGAAGGAAGACAAACCCGCCAAGCCCGAACGGGCTGAGAAGGAAGAGTCTGAATTAGATATTGAAGTGGTTGACGACCGTGATGAAGACGATCGTGGTAAGCAAAAGTCCAAGGCTCCTATGGAGTTGACCGACGACGAGATGGAGCAATACTCCGAGCGCGTCAAGAAGCGTTTACAACACTTTAGTAAAGGTTTTCACGACCAACGCCGCGCCGCCGAAGCTGCGGAACGGGAGCGTCAAGAGGCACTGCGCTACGCCCAGCAACTTGTTGCGGAAAACAAACAACTCAAGGGCACAGTCAACAAGAATCAAGAAGTCTTGCTTGAGCAGGCCAAGAAACAGGTTGCGCAAGAAGTTGTTAATGCAAAGGGTAAGTACAAACGTGCCTATGAAGCAGGGGACTCAAAAGCCCTTGTAGAAGCCCAAGAAGCACTTACAAACGCAACGCTTAAGGCCGATCGCGTAAATAACATCAAATTACCCCCTTTACAAGAAGATAATTCTGATGTACAAACTACCTACAACACCCCAGAACCGTCTGTTGACACTCGGGCTACAGCTTGGCAATCCAAGAATAAGTGGTTTGGAGAAGACGATGAGATGACAAGTTTTGCGCTGGGGTTGCACCAAAAACTTGTCAAACAGGGCGTCAACCCGCAATCTGACGATTACTACGAGAAGATCAACTCTCGTATGCGACAGTTGTTCCCAGAGCAGTTTACTGACGAGAGCAACGACCTAGAGACTGAAGAGCCTCGCCGTAAGGCGAATGTTGTTGCACCGGCTACACGAAGCGTCGCCCCTAAAAAGATTACGCTGACACGCACGCAGGTTGCACTGGCAAAGAAACTCGGAGTGTCTTTAGAAGACTACGCCAAACAGGTTGCATTGGAAATAAGGAAACAAAATGGCTGAGAACAGACTAAATCGTGAACTGGAAACTCGTGAACAAACGGCTCGTAAGCGTAATTGGATTCGTCCAGATACGTTACCCACTCCTAATCCAGAGGCGGGCTATGACTTTCATTGGGTTCGAATCAGCACACGTGGTGAGTTAGATGCTATGAATGTGTCCCTAAAACTCCGCGAGGGCTGGGAGCCCGTTAAGGCAGTTGATCACCCCGAGATTTTTGTTGCTGGAGTCGAGAATGATCGCTTCAAAGACAACGTCGTTATCGGTGGTTTGATGCTTTGCAAAACCCCTTCCGAGATGGTAGAAGATCGCAACGGGTTCTTTCAAGATCAAGCTGTGTCTCAGATGCGCTCGGTAGACCACAATCTCATGCGCGAAAACGATCCTCGTATGCCGCTTTTCAACGAGCGAACAACGAAGGTGACTTTTGGCAAAGGTACTTAATTTTATAGGAGTCTTAAATGGCATACCCTACAGTCTCGGCCCCTTACGGTCTTAAGCCTGTAAACCTAATCGGTGGACAGGTATTTGCGGGTTCAACCCGCCTGATGGAAATTGCAAGTGGTTATGCCACCAGCATTTTTTATGGTGACTTGGTAAAACGTATTTCTGATGGAACTATCGAAAAAGACACTGGCACGACAACTGCCACGCCTAACGGTGTTTTTCTAGGCGTAAGTTTTGTTAACCAGTCGACTGGCCAAGTCCAGCAACAACAGTACTATCCAGCCAGCCAAGCAATCGCTTCGGGGACTAAAATCTTCGCTGTGGTCGCTGATGATCCTGATACGCTGTTCCAAGTAGTCTCTTGTTCTTCAGGCACAACCGTGGCTGGAATGGGCATTTCTGCTATTGGTAACAACATTGCTTTGATTCAAAACTCTGGCTCTACCATTACTGGTAACTCAGCAGTAGCGATTGATGAAGGCACTCAAGCTACTACCAATACGTTGCCTATCCGCATCATTGATGTGGTTCGCGAGACAGCAACCGGCGCTGATACATTTGTTGAGTTTATCGTCAAGATTAACGCAACTATGCACCAGTACAACAACTCTACTGGCGTAT